AGATGGATTGAAACCAGTAATAGCGAAATTAAAGAAGTAGAATTTCTAGAAGGTAATACTTTTGATGTTCCTGCAATGATGCCAATACAAATTTGCAGTCTAGCATACAATGGATCGATTGCAGAAGTTTCTGATAACAATCAAGACGATATTTGTATAATTTTACAATCAAAAAATATTGGATAAATTATGTTGCCTTCTTTACAAAATTCGTCTAATGTTAGAAATAATTTAGCTAGGTACAGTCATAAAATACAATATATTAAAAATATTAAAGCAAAAAATAAAGCACTTATAGCCTTAGAAAATTTAAAAAATGCTATCGCAGATATTGAACAAGCTCATCGAATTAGAACTTCAGGCGATTTACGTCCAAATTTGTTTGATTACCACAGAGAAAAAATTTTTTTATTTAGAAAAGAAATTGAAAAATTAATTAAAGAAAATACTCAAAAGAAAAAATGATATTTAAATCAAAAAAAAAATGGGTTAGATTTTATTGTTTAGACGAAAATGTTGCAACATTATATCCTTTAATTAAATCAAAAGCAGTAATTCGAAACTGGAATAATTTAGCAAGTACAGAAAGGAATCGTCCTGAACAAGGATCACAGACTGTTTTAAATTGTCCTGCTATTAAGTTAGTAAAAGATTTTGGATATGTATTAACTGCTCCTGCAGATTTTGTTATAAAATCTGGAGATGAGTCTGCTTATTTTTCCTGGGAAACACCTTTTATATTTAAAAGGTCAAGTGAACAGTATACTTTTGGGGGTACCGATTATTACATCGATTGGCATAGTCATGCTCAGGTTGAACCAATTATTCCAAAGAGCAATACCCAAGTTAATAAACCATATTTACACACTGCAGTAAAAGTAGAAACTCCATGGCGGATAAAGGCAAGCAGTGATATAGTTTTATTACAAATTCCTGTTACATACAATAATGAAGAAAGATTTACTGCTGCTATAGGAATCGTTGATCCAGAATATATGCATGCGGTCACTGTACAGTTGTTTTGGCATGTAACTAACAGCGAAACACTTGTAAGAGCAGGAACTCCACTAGCACAATATGTTCCAATTCATAGAAACTTTTTAGAAAAAAACAGTATAGATTTTATTGTGGATAAAGCTACAGATGTAGAAAAAGAACTAGAAGATGCGTATGCCTTTGCCAATCATAGCAGATTTCCTCGGACGGATACTGCAAACAATAAAATTAAAATTATAAAAAATTTGTTCAACTATTTTAGAAAAAAATATCCTAAACAAAAGATTTAAAAATGAAAATAGAAAATTCGGTTGGTATCTTTGATAACGTTTTAAACACAGACGAATGCAAAAAAATAATTGATCAATACAATTTATTAGCAGGACTTAATTTATCTTTTAATCGTATAGATTTAGGTTCTTTTGATAGTCATAGAATTAAAGATAACGCTGTATTTTTACTAGAAGAAAAATCTATGCGTCTTTTGCCTACAATGGATTTTTTAGAAACTTTTTTGAATAAATTTTGGAATTGTTACAAACAATACACAGATCATTATAGTGTTATAAAAGAAGCAGGTAATCATTATATTAGATCAATGAAATTACAAAAAACTCTACCAGGCGAAGGTTATCATATATGGCATTTTGAAAATGATAGTGCCGAAAAGTGCTCTAGATTGTGTGCGTGGGGATTATATTTAAATACAATAAATGACGGCGGAGAAACAGAATTCCTTTATCAAAGTATGCGGGTTTCTGCGTTAGAAGGAAGGTTAATATTATGGCCTGCAACCTACACGCATACTCACAGAGGAAATCCTCCTTTAAAAGGAGAAAAATTTTTACTAACAGGTTGGCTAGAGTACTGATGGAAATTTTAAAACTTTTTCCTATAGATTTTTTTGTTTTTTATAACAAAAATTTTGATAATAAAAAGCTAATTGCAAATTTAGAAACATTAGATGATATACAAATAAAAAAAACTACTCAAATTAGTTTACTAATTAATTTAAAAAACAATAAAAACTTTCAAGATTTATTTAATTGGTTTAGTGACTGTTTAAAAGAAGTAAAAAAAATTAAGCAATATGATTGTGATCAAATAAAAATAACAAATAGCTGGGTAAATGTTTCATTAGCAGATTACAACATGTATTTAGATACACACAAACACAGTATGAGTTTTTACAGTGGTATATATTACTTAACAGACGGATCTGCTACAACCTTCATTGATCCATTTGAACAAGCTATTGATACACAATTACAAGTATTAAAATTTAATTATAACCCAGAAGAAAAAATTAATCCCGAACCAGGAAAATTAATAATTTTTCCTAGTTACATTTATCATAAGAGCGATATACATATCGCAAATACTTCAAGATACATTATAAGTTTTAATACAATGCCAACGGGTAAAATTAACTATAATTTAGCAACAGACTCAAAAATTAATATTAAAATTGAAGATGATTAACGATATAATTATTTTAGGAGGAGGAAATGCAGGATTAATGGCTGCTATATATCTAAAAACTGCTATTCCTTCTTTAAATTTGTCAATAATAAAATCTGATAAAATTGGAACTATAGGCGTTGGCGAAGGTTCTACAGAACATTGGAAATTATTTGCAGATGCAGTTGGCATTAGCATGGTAGATCTCGTAAAAGAATGCGGTGCAACGATTAAAATTGGTATTAAATTCGAAAATTGGCACGGTGATAACACAAGTTATTTCCATAGTTTGCCCGAGTTTTTAGTAAATACAGATCCGTATTGCAGTGCACCATATACTTTAATGCGACTTATAGGCAATGGAATTTCCTCAGAAAAATTACATTGGGATTTACCGTTACAAGGTTATGTTCGAGAACCTTTCACTGATTATTATCAATTCCATTTTGACAGTGAAAAATTAAATCTTTTTTTAGAAAATAAAGCAAAAGTATTAAATATTAACCTTGTAATTGCTGATATTGTTGATGTTTCTGTAGATAATGAAGGATTTGTAGAATCTATAATAGATAATAACAACAATAAATATTTTGCTGATTTTTTTATAGATAGTAGCGGGTTTAGGCGGGTTATATCATCTAAGTTAGGGTCTACTTGGACAGACTGGTCAAAATATTTGCCATTAAACTCAGCTGTTGCGTTTCAAACACCCAGTCAAAAAGATATTCCAACTTACACTTTAGCAAAAGCCATGGATGCAGGATGGCATTGGCGGAGTCCAGTACAAGATCGATTTGGTAATGGATATGTATTTAGCGATGCTTTTATTAATGAAGAAACTGCAGTCAACGAAATACAAAAATATTTTCCTGATACTATCAACATTGGTAGGAAAATTAATTTTATCTCAGGAAAAATTGACAAAGCATGGACTAAAAATTGTGTATCAATTGGATTAAGCAGTAATTTTGTAGAACCTTTAGAGGCAAGTAGCATCAGTACAACTATACAACAAGTCAGATTATTAGCTGGTTCGTTATGGAATTGGTCTCGGGAAGATGTATCTACAAGTAAAAATTACAATAAGATTTTTGATGATATGTTATATAATATTTTAGATTTTATACAACTGCACTATTTTACAAAACGTGACGATACTGCATTTTGGAAATGGTGTAGTAATGAAATGACTGTGACAGATTTTAATAAAGAAAATTTAGAACTATTTTCAAATAATTTTGTAAATCAAATTTTATTACCTGAGGATTTCCGTACATATAGGATTTATGATTGCTTAAATTGGATACAGGTAATGCACGGCTTAAGAATGTTTAATCAAACAAATATTTTACAACTTTTTAAAACAAGATTTTCGCAATATCAAGAATACGATGAATTGCAAATTTCTTATATTCCTAGCAAATTATCTGAAGAATGGTATTCTAGTAGAGAAGCATTAGAGCTCATAAAATCTATTTCAACTAATTATGTATTATGATAGATAAAATCTGTATAGTAGGTGGCGGAACAAGTGGATACATTGCAGCGTTAATGCTTAGATCTGCATATCCTAATTTAGATATACAATTAATTG